GGACCAAGATTAAGATAGATAGAATCTGTATCCGAAGCAATAACATAATCTTTTTTCGTTTTCAATAACTTGTTTAAGTAATCATTCAGCTTATTTTCAATCCATCTGATTGATAGCTGACCAGTTTGTGTAACAGCTAGTGCTTGACGCAAATCGAAGAATCTGAAATACTGAGAACCCATAGCACCATAAGCTGAGTTCAATGAAACTTTCTTAGCAAGCTGTAGATTATTATAACGAGCAATTAGTTTTTCAATCTCTTTTCTCTTCTTTTCATCTTTCTCATTTTCATATGCTTGTTGCTCTTTGAGCATAAGTTTTTTATACTTTTTTCGATCTTCATACATTTCAACCATCATACATGGCAAAAAGCCTTGTTTGTCTGTTCGAAAAAATTGACCGTTTGGTGTAATAGTCACACCATTTAGTGTGCTCGTATCCAAACTTTTATCCAATAGAACTTCAACAGATGCAGATGAAGAAAGTCGTCGCATATCATCTGTATAATCATGATTATCAATCAGAGTTTCTGGTGAAATGTTGTATTGCATAATTAGGTGTGGATACAGACTGTTCAAGTCAAATGATGCAACCCAATTATGCAAACCAATCTGTGGCTCTTTAACATACGCTCCTTCAAATGCAGAAGTTTTATTTGCTATTCTTCTTGGAGGTACAACAATTTTACGATCAAGCAGATAATTATAAATCAGCGCATCCCACATTCTGGTCTGTGCAAAAATGTCATCATAGTTTGTTTTAGTATCGTATGCCAGAGTCAAACCAAGTTCGATCAACTTTAGTTTGTCTTCGAGTGCTAGAACCAAACGAACGTCTTTAATGTTATAGTCAATAAATTTCTGATAGTCCAGTTTATATAATTGATGAAGATTGTCATATTCATCATAAGACAATTTACTTTCACCAAGTTCAATACTAGCTATCGTATCCAAACGATAGTTCTCTGCATTCTTACCACCAGGTGCATACCACTGATACAGTTCAAGATAGTCGAGTGCAGATACACCAACTATTTCATAAACAGTTTGCTCTCGACCTTTGAAAACTGTGGTGCGCTGAGAAATAATATTCCAAGGTGAAAGTTTCTTTACATCATCTTCACCAAGTATACGTGTGAAACGATTGATAATATAAGGAACATCAAAGAACTTGACATTCCAACCAGTAACAACGTCAGGAGGACTGCTTGACCAATCAGCAAGAAAACGTTCACATAAGTCAATTTCATCTTTGCAAAGTACATAGTCTACGTTTTCATCATTGTTTGTATAAGAGTCATAACCATAAACTGTAGTTCTGCCATTCAATTGATGAATAGCAATTGCAGTGATTGGCTCAGTTGCTTTGTATGGATCAGGAAATCCATTTTCTGATCCGACTTCAATGTCTATGAAAGCAATACTGAGATGAGAAATATCCCAATCAATAATGCCTCTAAAAGTATCAGCAATGAATGCGTATTCATAGCGTGTATTACCATAGATTTTGAAGTTTGCAACTTCTTCATAACGCTTGACAAAATCACGTGCCTCCCGAATGGTATCAAAAGTCATAGGTTCCAATGGCTCATTGAACAATGAATGCCACTGGGATGGTTTGTTAGATTGAAGAAATAGCGTAGGAGAATATTTTACTTTAGACTTGACTCGTTTGCCATTGTTCACACCTCTGAACAGAATGTGATTGTTATGTATTGAAACACTTGTATAATATTTGCTCATCAAATCTTCAAGCCAGCTGGTGCAATTTCAATACCGCTACCGAACATACGATTGTACTGATTCAATAAATCAATAACTGGAGTTGTCTCACAAAAAACATCTTCTTTCTTGATGACAATACCTTTATCAAACTCTTCAGAGTATGCAAGATATGGTGCAAAGCCAACACCACCAGTATCATTTGCTGATCGTGGTGGAACAGCAATCACTTGAACAGGATTTTTTACTTTATATCCAACATCACTCTCATCTACAACCTGTGCAATGATAGTTTGTTGTGTTTTGAAAGTGAGAAGTTTTATTTCATTCATACAGTTACCTTTGTTGATGGTTCAAAAACATCTAGTGTTACCCATTTTTTGGGAAACAACATTTCACGACCACGAAAGTCTTCAATGTCATATGTTGGATCATCAATAAGACCGATCAACTCAACTTTGTTGTCAAAGTCGCGCATCACAAGATCATACTTGTATGCTTTTGGAAGTTTGGCATTTGCTTCAGCCAATTGTTTTGCTGCTTTTGTGATGTTATTCATAATTGCTCCTCATTACATTGAATGACTTCAACTTTACACTTTTTCAAAAAATTGATGCCCGCTTCACTTCTGTAGTTGCTTTTGTAATACACTTCTTTGATTCCAGCTTGATATATCATTTTAGCACATTCTAAGCAAGGTGCGTGGGTAATAAACATTGTTGCCCCTTCACTTGAGTTTGTTGACCGCGAAACTTTTGAAATACAATTTAGTTCTGCATGAAGCACCTCTGATTTAGTTACTAATCTTGACCATCCGTGTGCAGTTTCACTAAAGCCATTTTGTACCATCCACTCATCAGTTGCTTGACATTCTTCTTTGAGAACATATTCAACGTCTTCACAGTTGTTGTCCCAACCAGATGGCATACCATTGTAGCCAATACCAATGATAGTGTTGTCTTTGACGATTACGCAGCCTACCTGTAATCTTCGTGCAGTAGAAAGTTCAGCATAAACACTTGCTGCTTTCATATGGGCTTTGATGTATTTTTCTTTCATAAATGTAAGCACTTACTTCAAACGTAGCGCACGACAAAAAAACTATTCTAAAATTACAAGAGGCACTCTTGCGGTTTTGATTTGATTTGCATGTAGAAAAAAAGGTAAAAATCTTTCACCAAGAAATCCTGGGTAGCGCCACGGTAATGGCTCAGATGTTGTTTGTGTTTTTGGATACACCAAGTTTGAATTCTTCCACACATATTCTAAAATTTCAAATAACTCAGATGCATATTTTTTGAACAGTTGTTTACGCATGATGTAACAAGTCTCAAAACTTACCTCATTTTGATTCCACCAATTCATTTGTTCCCGATAGTCTGGCATCAATTCCATAATGCCTTCTAAAAACAGATCAATGTATTCTTTTGGCTGTGACTGTAGATACTGTTCAATTACTGAGCATGGCAATCGTGTATAGTGATTTGTTATCGCATCATGAGTTTCAAGTAAATTGAGTGCAGCCTTTTTTTGATTGTCTGAAGAAAAATAATTTGCATTTTCTTGTGATGCAGACAAACTCATTTTGATGATATGAGATTGTGTATCATCAAACTTCAAGTAACGTCGATAAGTTGTGCATCCAATGAAATCTGTTGATACATTTTTCAACAAATAATATTCTGATGCTTGTTGACCCATTGCACGAAGAAAATCATCTTCATTACACATGCTATAGTAGTGACGATATTCATAAACACTTTTGTGATGTGAAGTGTTTATCCAGTTACCTGGTCCTGGTGGATGCCAACCATATGGCGCATGACTGCCGGCATATGCAGCCTTGAGCCATGATGATTGATGATTGAATGGAAAGTCTTTATGAAAATGACTTACCATCAAAATGTCATTCATCTTTTGTCTCTTCTTTTCTTTTCTTTTTGAACTCAATCACTGGTTCTAGAAGAGCGGCAATGCATTGATCTTTGTAGTGTTTGCGCTTTGACTTCTCTTTGGTTGCTAATGCAATTTTCAGAGACTTAGGCATTTTGAAATTGGATGTTTTCTTCATAATGTAAAGTGTCAAAAATGGGGGAGTGAATCCCCCATTGGTTATGCAGCTTTCTTTTCTTCTTGAAGAAGCTGAGGCTCAAAGAACTTTAGTTCATTACCAATCTCAATGCGTTTTGGCTTCTGATGTTCTGGAATAACATTGATAAGACCAACACGCAAAATACCATCTCTCAGTTCTGAACTGTGTACTTCAATAGTGTCAGCAATGGTAATTGTTTTGGTAAATGAACGTGCAGCAATACCTTGAAACAGATATTGTGCTTGTCCCATGTCTTCAGCAGTTTTGCTGCCCTTGATTACTAGAGTATTTTTTTCTCTAGTGATTTCAATATCGTCTTTGCTAAATCCTGCAACTGCAAGTTCAACAATGTAACGACTATCATCTACTTTGATGATGTTATGATAAGGATATGAAGAACCAGTTTGTTGTCCTGGTGTCATGCTCAATACCCTCTCAATGTCATCAAAGAAACGATCAAAACCAAGAGTTTGATGTAACAATGGGCTAATACGAGTAAGTGTCATTTTTTTCTCCTTGAGTAAGCAAGTTATATTTACGTGACCCCGAAGGCATCACGACTCACTTGGCAATCACAAATGCTGTGCGATTGACAAGATAAGTTCTTTTGGGATTACTTTGATTGAAGACACGAATGAACTCATTAGTACCTTCTTTGATTACATCATCATAATCCCGTGTGTATACTTCTTCTTTAGTATATTTATTTACCAACTTTGTCACATTGGTTTTCACTTTGTTCATTATAATTCACCATTAGTCTTTCTTTTTCTTACCTATGTTGTATTTAGCAACTAGTTCCCAATCATCTTTTTCTTTGAAAGAAAT